TCATTGCGCCCTGAAGGCAGCGTGACCAGGAATGCAGCCCGCACCAGCACAGGCACCATTCCCTTTGCGGAGCGGTTCTCAAACTCTATCCGCGAAGTGGGCCAGAACGGCCGGCGTGGAGCGCTCATGCTCACGCAGAGCATCCACCACCCGGATGTAGAGCAATTCATCAAGTGCAAGCGTGACCTCAGTAAGGTCACGGGTGCGAATATCTCGGTTCGGCTCTCCGACGAGTTCCTGTCGGCAGTCGAGTCGAACACCGACTACGTGCAGAAATGGCCCCTTGACAAGCCTGCCGTAAGGAAGACCGAGAGTGCCCGCAAGCTGTGGAACATGCTCATCGAGGCTGCCCATGCAACGGCGGAGCCGGGCATGCTCATGTGGGACAACATCATCAAGGAGTCCATCCCGGACTGCTATGCGGACCTTGGATTCAAGACCGTATGCACGAATCCGTGCTCCGAGATTCCGCTCTCGGCATACGACTCCTGCCGGCTGATGCTCCTCAATGCGTATTCCTACGTGGTCGATCCGTTCACCGACAAGGCTCGCTTCGACTACGATGCGTTTACAAAGGACGCATACATGCTGCAGCGCCTCATGGACGACATGGTGGACCTGGAGCTTGAGTGCATCGACAGGATCCTGGCAAAGATCGACGCAGATCCGGAGGCGTCGGAACTCAAGGCACGTGAACGCACCTTGTGGACCAAGGTGCGCAAGGCTGCACAGAACGGCAGACGCACCGGCTCAGGCAACACGGCAATCGGCGACACGCTTGCCGCCCTAGGCGTGCCTTACGGATCCAACGAAGGCATTGACGTGGTCGAGCGCATCTACCGCAACTTCAAGATGGCCTGCTACAGGTCGTCCGTAGACATGGCCGAGGAGCTGGGTGCCTTCCCGATCTGGAGCGCCGAGCGAGAGGCCAGCAATCCCTTTTTGCTTCGCATAAAGGACGAGAGTCCCTCGCTCTGGGACAAGATGCAGCGGGTGGGTCGCAGGAACATCGCGCTGCTCACAACCGCTCCATGTGGTTCCGTGTCGATCCTGACCCAGACCAGCTCGGGCATCGAGCCTCAATTCATGATCACTCCGTACGTCCGTCGCAAGAAGGGCAATCCCGGAGACAAGAACTTCCGTTCGGACTTCATCGACCAGAACGGAGACCACTGGATGGAGTTCACCGTCTATCCCCCGAAGGTAGCCGAGTGGATGCGCATCACAGGCGAGTCGGACCTGTCCAAGAGTCCGTGGGCCGGATCCACGGCTCCGGAAATAGCATGGGAGAAGCGCGTGAAGCTGCAGGCAACTGCACAGAAGCACATCGACCATGCCATCAGCAGCACCATCAACCTGCCGGCAGACACCTCCGTCGAGACCGTGGAGCAGATCTACCTGTCGGCCTGGAGGACTGGCTGCAAGGGAATGACGATCTATCGCGACGGGTGCCGCACGGGAGTGCTGGTTGCCAAGACCGAGAAGACCGAAAAGCCCAGCGAAGACACGCACAAGAGGCCTTCGCTGCTTCCGTGCGAGGTGCACCACTACACCGTGTCGTCCAAGCCATACTTCGTCCTGGTAAGCCTGCGCAACGACAAGCCCTACGAGGTGTTTGCCGGCGTCAACCAGAACGAGGACGGTGATCCGATCATTCCGAAGCGCTTCAAGGCCGGCACCTTGACCAAGATGGACCGTGGTCACTACCGCGGCGAGTTCATCGACGACAAGAATGCTGGTGAGATCCTTACCCTCAACAAGCTGGGCAACCTCGTCTCCAGCGAGGAAGGCGCCATCACCAGGCTGCTCTCCACCTCGCTGCGGCATGGAGTGGATGCCCACTACCTGGTGCATCAGCTTGAGAAGGTAAAGGGCGACATGTTCTCCTTCTCGAAAACCGTGGCGCGGGCATTGAAAAAGTACATTCCAGACGGTACCGTCGTAAAGGGAGAGCAGTGCTCCAACTGTCAGTCAGAGAGCCTAGTGCGGCAAGAAGGGTGCGTTACCTGTAAGTCGTGCGGCAACAGCAAGTGCGGATAAAGGAACATAAAGCAATGAGTCGATTTGAAGGAACAACAATCGGAAACCTGGCAAGCACCCCTGTCAACGCGGTGGCTGCCTACATGAGCCCGACGGAGAAGGCGGCTATTGAGGAAGCCAACGGGTCGAAGAAGACCACAGGCATTCCCATGAAGCCTACTGCTATCGTGGAGACTGCCGGCTTTGCATGGGAAACACTCTCGGAGGAGACCTGGAGCGAGCCTAAGTTCGGCGACGCAATCAGCAACTTCTTCCGCCGAGTCACGCGCAAGGTCGAGGTGCCTGGCGGATACCTGTACTCCGTCGCCACCTACGGCATCTGCTACGTCAGAGGCACGGCAAACAGCAATACCTCGGAAACCGTCACGTTCGTACCGGCAGCAACCATCGCTGCTCCGGCAGACAAGAAGAAGGCTAAGGACTCGCAAACCGCCTGAGCAAGGAAAACAAAATGAAGCTTTTTTCTGCAATCCTATCGGCATTCTGTCTACTCGCACCTGCGTACGCTCAGACTGTACCGCCTCCGCCACCTACCAAGGTGGTGCAGCCGGATGGAACCATTCAACTGGTACCTGTTCCTCCCGCCGTGGTGTTTACTCCGTATTTCATCGACCCTTCCATGAAGTACAGAGTGCTGCTGGAATCAGGTTACTCGAACCAGGACTGGGACGGAAGAACCCGCAACGGCCTGACAGCACTAAAGGGACAGGTGATCGAGGCTCGCATTCTCGTCCAGCCGATCTCGAAGACCAAGGTGGTGGACGGCAAGACCGTCTCGCTATGGAGCATCTTCAGAAGCGCCGATTTCGTCATTTCATGGAACCCATCCATGCTGGAGCTACTGCCTAGCACAGCCGTGCTAGACGCCACGGTGTTCAACAATGCAAAATCTGGTTTTGTAGCTCCCGAGCGCTCGGGAGGCGTAAACGAACAGGCAGTTCCTGCGGACGGAACAGCCTTGTACCATGTCGAGGCTCTTCCGGTACCTGAGCAAAGAGTGCCGGCCTTGAAGCCACTCTACTACCAGTGGAACTTCGACGGATACATGTGGGCTAACTCTTACCGCGTATTAGGTACGCTGCGATTCAAAGTCAAGGGCGATTTCTACTATCCCACCAGCCAGCTAACCGACATCAAGATCCTGCCTAGCGTGACTGTAGCGGGCATCGAGACCAAGAGTCGGGTGGACGGAAGTCCTACAGTCGGCACCGACGTGCTAGGAGAGATCCGAAACGGAGTTAACAAGATCCGGTTTGGAGCAGGCCCTGAGTACAAGCTTTCCCAGACATTGTCAGCACCTGCCACTAAATTCAAGGTAGGCGACACGGTACCTGTCAAGATCCTCGTCAAGAACGAGTCCATGCCTCAGATAGCCAGCAGCGTATCCACCATCTTTGCGTGGGACAATACCAAGCTGGAGTTCATGGGCGTAAGCACCACAGGCGCCAAGGCCAGCATGATGAACAGAATCGACCTGGTCGACCCTAGGGCTGTCAACGAGGCTGCGGTCCCTAAGGATGGAAACGCCTGGCACAATTGGCTTTGCCAGCTTGGCGACAAGACTTACATCGACAAGGAGACCCTGATAGCCACGCTGAACTTCAGGGTCATCTCTCCATTCGACGTCACCATGGTCGAAATGATCGGCAGGAGCGATCCTAGAATCGCGGGGCTCTTTCAATCCGACGACACCGGAATCATCGGCAGCAACATACCTGGAGCCTGGGTAACAGGACAGAAGACCATTGCTACTATTTTAGGAAATTAAGGAATCCAGGCAGCGACATAAATTTGATAAATCCTTTATAATGCGTAATAGTGGTGTAAGGAGCTAACATGCCTTACACCACTATTTATTTGCAGTATAGAGAGTACAGATCCAGCGACGTGCCCGAGGACGGGCTAGACGACTTTGACGACGACGAACTCGAAGATGACGACGACATTGGCCCCAACGAGGGCCGTACATTCGTCGAGTTCACTCCCGTCAGGCTGTCTGCAACCGAACCCCGAGGCAAATCCGCCGAACTGCAGCTGGATTTTGATGCAAATGTCGGCGACAAGCTGCACATAGTGGTGGTGCGCTACAACAGCGGCGCAGAAGCAGTGGTTGACGACTGGTGCGTAGAGCAGGTCTTCCAGGACGAGGAAGAGGCCGAGGACCTGGTGGAGCGCATCGAGGACTCCCTGACTGCCGGAGAGTGCGTAGAAGCAATCGACCGAAATGCCGTAATTACCCGAGCCGAGGCTTTTTGCTTTCAGCTAGGAGATTGACGTGAACCGCAGAGCTGTGTTGGAATTGCTCAAGGCCCTGGCCATCGTGGCTGCATGGGCCTCCCTTGTACTTTACACTAACGGATGGATCTAATGTTCGACGAGCCAAGCAAAGACGACGGCCAGAAGGACGGCAAGTACTTCCTCAGCCCCGCTGCAAAGCTGTACATGCTCAACATCCCAGACGAGATAAAGAATGAAGTAATAAGCGGACTCATCAACGAAGCTATATTCGCACGCGAGATGATGTTCGTCGATCCGGTGCAGAAACTCATAGGCACTATCCCTGAGAGCACCTATGCATTCGACTACGCCCAGGCTAGAATGATGGTCGACGAGGCCTTCCAGTCGGCAGGAAGCAGCGCGGAGCTGCTCAGGCTGGACGACCACAGCGAAGACGTCGATCATATACTTGATCAAATCAACTAAGGAGGCTGCATGGCATTGGTACCAAGACTCGATGAATCGGAGATGCTTAAGGAGTTCCATCCGCTACAGGACTTCGTGGTTATCAGGAAATGGAAGGCACCTGAGAAAACCGAGGCCGGAGTCGTGGTGCTGGAGGACCGCAACGACTTCCAGTCAAAGCGCGGAACCATCGTTAAGATCGGCAATTTCAGCAATCTCCGGCACAAGGATGCCGCACCCAGGATCAACGTCGGCGACGAGGTGGTGTTCAGCGCATTTGCAGGATCGGAGGCCCCCATGCCTGACGGATACCTGATCATGCGCGCCTCCGAGATCCTGATGGTCATCGAGCATGGCTAAGTTCGACAAGACCCAGATGGCAATCAGCGTAAAGGCGAAGATAGCGGCAAGCAACGACAAGCTGAAGCTGCCATCCAAGCCCAGGTACACGGAGTACGAGAAGGCTGTGGAGGCCTACACCTTGCTCCGGCACAAGCTGAATGCCTTCACAGGCATTGCGGAGCGCGGGGACGTCTACTCCATGGCAGGCATTGCCAAAAAGGAGTTCAATGTCTCCAATCCCGACGCATACAACAAGCTCATGCAGTGCTTCATAGGCTGCGAGCTGACGATGAGCACGGTGAACCTCATATGCTGGCAACTTGCTGGAAACCGCAAGCGGGTGCAGGCAGGGGAGACCGTGGATCTCTTCAACAACCGGGTCGAGGAGAAGGGCTGGATGTCGGGGGCCATAACCGACCTGGCCGTCGACGGGCAGACCGGCAAGGAATGCTACAAGGTCAAGCTCGTCGACGGCCCGGGCGCGGGATTCATATTCGCCATTCCCATGGATGCGAAGCGAATAAAGCTGCTATCCCACGTGCTGGGGGTGGTCAGGAAGATAGGCAAGGACAGGTACTACATGTCCGGGCTGCGCCAGGCTGTCGGTATGCGGCTCAACATATATCCTACTGCAGGGTGGGATGCCCATTTCTTCGAGGGCCTGCACGGCAAGCGCAGGGTGGTCCTGCCTACGAACATTGACATGGTGCACGTCATAAAGTGCAGTGCAGATCACAAGCGGCACAACAAGGCATTGCTTGAGTTGCGAAATTCCCCATGTCCTGTTAAAAGAACTTGTCTTTGCCATGATTGTCCTGTAGGCTACGATACATGTGAAAGAGGGTGCAGGCCCTCTACGATAAGGTCGATGCCTGAGACAGAGCTGCTAATCAAAGGAAAAAACATATGTCAGACGATCTCAGAAGATCCTTGAGCGTGCCGGTGGGAATGCCGCTGCCGTTCGACTCAAGCAACATGCTGTCCGTAGGCCGGCATGGATCCAATTCGGTCAACGAGACCTACGTGCCGCAGCACGACATCCTGAATTGCCTTCCCGGCGCATTCGTGGGAATGTGCAAGCTCATCCAGTCCGTGGATACGCAGGTATCAACCACCACCCTGAACATCTCCGAGGAGGACATGAAGAAGGCGGTGCTTGCGATGCGCTACCTGCTTTCACGGGACGGCCTGAGCCATGCGACTCCGGAAGAGGCCTACCTGGCGTCTGGGTTCGTGGATCTGCCATGGCAGGCCCGCACCTGGGTGCTCAAGAACCTTGGAGACGTGATATTCCGCATCTGGCACCAGGCTGCCATCATGCGCATAAACAACGTCAAGCAGTACATGGACTCGCCCATCAACAGCGCTGCAGACAACCTGCTGCGCACCCTCGGAAAGGGGCTGGACTGATGAACCCAGGACTAAAGCCCGCGTCTGACTTTCCAGACAAGACGCAGTGCATCAACAGGTTTGCACTTAACGAGGAAGGAGAGCTGGGTTTCCTTACCAACGTGAAGGTGCAGAGCGGCATCACCGTATACAGCGGATTCGAGTTGGCCAGGGACGGCCACTGGACCTCCATCAATCCGCTTATCCTGGGAGAAGCTCCTACGCTGGATAATCTGCTCGACTGCGCGCATACCGTGAATCCGCAGGAAACTGCCAAGTACGTGGAATTCATTCCTGTCAGCGATATGCCGCCGATGTTCAACAGTCCGTTCGACAAGAAGATATTCGGCAAGCTCACCGACGATCAGGTGGGTTCGTTCCACAGTCTTCTCAACGATCTCATGAATCCCAAGGAGTTCCTCAAGCCGCCGGAAAACCAGGACAATCCTGCAAAGGACTGGGAGTTCCGGCTGGATGAGAACGACGAGTCGGAAGACAATAAGTAAATGAACCGCATAATCGTCTGCCTAGACCTAGCCCTTGCCAACACCGGAGTAGCGGTGGTGGAAATCCGTCCTTTGGAAAAGGACCGGATACTCCATGTAGCGACTCTGCATACGGACAAGGGCTCGCAGAAGGTGGCAGACGACGAGTGGCGCAGGACCCAGGAGCTGGTAAACGGGCTTGAGGCCATACTGGTGCAGTGGAAACCGGAGCACGTAGCCCTGGAATGCCCCACGGGAGGCTCCAAGAGCGCTTCGGCGGCACGCAGCATGGCTGTTGCCCGCGGTGCAGCATGTGCGGTGCTGTGCAGCAGGAAGATGCCTTGCACCCTGGTTACTCCGTTCGAGGCCAAGAAGGCAGCCACGGGCGACGCAACCGCAGAGAAGCATCAGGTGCGCGACGCGGTCAAGGCCGAGTTCCCGGAGTTCTCGGACTGGGTCAGGGGCAAGCGCGGAAACATAGTGGAAGGTTTGAACGAACACGTCTATGACGCCCTGTCGGTATACATGGCGTTCAGGTCAAGAAAGCAATACGAGGAATTCAAAGGTGAGCAATACACAGAACGAGTCAAGCTCAAAGATCGCACTCCTAAACGAAAGCACAACTTTCTCCCGCTTCCCGAACCCAAAGGGCGAAGGAGAGCTCCTGGAGATCAAGGTCACGACTAAGGTGCGCACCCAGACCGGAGTGCTGCACGACAACACGCAGAGCTTCGTGCTCAGTGGGACGGATGCCGCCGACACCCTCGGCTCGCTCCGCATCATCCACAACAACCTGCAGCTCCTGCTGATGAAGGCCCAGCAGGATTCCGAGGCCCAGGAATCGCAGCCTGGCGCCGAGTCCAAGAGCCCAGAGCTCAGCCTAGGATAATAAATGGCCGACGACATCCTCAAGCCCTCGATATTCACCGGAACCCCTGACGAAAGCCGCGTCATAGAGAGCGATCTCGTCAGGGAGACCTACGTGGCGCTGGACAAGGACATGCAGTCCTACTCCAGGGACTACAGGTTCTGCTTCGTCAACACGATGCACATGTACCTGCGGATTCCGGTCAGCCTGTTCGAGCTGTGCGCAAGGCACACCAACAGGCGGCTTGAGGTGGTCAATTTCGTTCTTCCATCGTCGCTCCTGGTGGAGGATGTGCAGCCTCCACCAGGAGTCGCTTCCCCGGACCCTGGATGGAGTCGCTACGTCCAGGGGCTGGCGAAGGAGGACTGGGAAGTCTTCCGCAGATGGATGGCGGATGCCAAGTGGATGGCTCTGGACAAGGACGGAAACAAGATACTGTTCGGCTCCGAGGAACAGCAGGTCCAGCTGCGTGATCCGGTCAAGCTGCAGACCATGCAGGTGATAGGCATAAAGGAATTCGTAGAGATCTGCTTCTTCCTGCCGTCCAACAGCGCAGGCAAGATATACCTGAATCTCAAGAACGGACCTCCGTTCCAGTGCACCAGCGTCACCCGCAACGGGGCAGGGGCAGGAGAAGCCCTTACACTGTTCTCCAAACTGAGGGCCAACTGATGAAGATCAACGCATACGAACCTGATCCCATGGAGGCCGAGGTGACGTTCCCCAAGGACGGCAAGGGCGTGGTCATGACCGTGGAGCCTGCCTTCTACGGAAAGGCCAAGAACGCCATGGTCATGGTGTTGACCACCACGACGAACTCCGGCAAGCGGCTGTGCAGTTACAGGCTGAAGGCCACGGACTCGGGAAAACTGGTGCTTGAGGACCTCGGTGAGCGGCGCAAGCTTGACGTCGACAGCGCCTAAAATACCCGCATATAGTGGGTTAAAATAACCTGACGGTCCTTCGCTGTTAGTGGATCAGTGAAAACCAACCGTCAATCAAAGGCCTGGCCGTCTGATCAACGGCCGTTTTTCACTTCAAGGACGGATCTAGGATGGACTCAAGATCCCCGCAAATAGGGACCATAACGCGGTCCCTTGGTCTCATTTCCGAATGGGACCAGAAATACATGGACCTCTACAGGTCCAAGTACAACATGTTCGTGGCCCCCACGAACAACATGTGTTCCTGCCTTATTCGAAGAGGCAGGCACAACATGATCTCGGCTCACCGGCAGTTCTTCGACTTCGAGGTCACGACCGTCAACGGTTGCCCTCAGGTCGGGTTCAGCTGGCTGACCGACGTCGAGCTTCCCGCCGAGATGCTGGCTCCTAGGAACAGGAGGTTTTTCCTCAAGGGCCAGCAGATCGACGAGAAGGAACTCCATGAGCTCGACGAGAGCCTCCAGGAGGAGACTGCCATGCTGTTGCCCAATGTCCCGGGCACAGCGGCGGTGGCACTGCGTTACGCCATCATCAAGCACAAGAACCCGCAGTGGCTCGTCAACGAGCCGGTGCTGTGGGTTCCACGGGACTACGGCATGGTCGATCTGAACGACCATGACCAGAAGCTCTTCGCCATGGATGCGATGCTCAAGCATTGCATCTCCGGCCAGGGCTGCCCTCACTGCCTCGCCTCGAAGGCCGTGCAGGACATCTTCAAGAGGATCTTCGGAGCGTCGCTCCTGAAGGTCTTCAGGGCCTACGCATGCAGCTTCGAGGCGCTGGATGCGACCTTGTTCAAGATCCCAGGCGCTGAGCAGGCCTTGAGCGCCGTCCTGAAGAAGGTGATGGAGAAGCCTCATGCAGGAATGAACACCCTGGACGAGGCAATGCTGAACCGGTGGACGATCAAGGCCGACGCCGCCAGGTTCAAGAACACCGTGCCGTGGTGGTGTATCCGGCCGGAAGCATGGTCCAGGTTCAACCTGGCCGAAAGTTTCGTGTTCGGCCGGAGGGTCGACATCACGTCGCATCAGAGCGACGCGATCCTGTGTCTTGAGGACATGGGCTACAACGTCGACTACAAGAACGTCGTGATCAATGCAACCCCTGCCTTCGAGCAGCAGGCTCTTCCGCCTGTCAACGTAGAAGTGAAGACCAACGTGGAGCAGACCGCTCCAGCCAAGTAATCCGCCACTCTTCTGCCGAAGCTCGCCCCGAGCAGTATGGGGTGGGCTCGGCAGTATTCGCACATTCTGGGCATTGCCCTGCATTTAGCACTTGCACATCCATGATATCCAAGATTACTCAAAACGCACTCCAGATGCTGCTGGAGTCCAAGGTGATGTCGGAGTCCGAGATAGCCAGCCTGATCGGCATGTCGGTCGATGACCTGCATAGGTTCCGGCAGGGCGAGGACTCGCTGCTGACCATGGAGCACGTCGACAGGCTCAGCGACTTCTTCGGACCTGATTTCTTCGATGAGACGTTCGTGAGCCAGTCGGTGTTTCCGTCCGGCCACGCGTACCGCGCCGTGGAGCGCACGTACGGCTACAACAAGACCACCGAACTGCACAGGACCATGTGCTGCGAGGCCCACGGGGTGCACACCTCGGAGCTAATGGCCTACAAGGCCTACATCGCAAGCGCGCAGACCATGGTCAGCGCGATAAACGATGCAATAGCGGAGAAGGCGAATGCCTGACGGATCAACCGGCAAGAAGCAGCGCATACCGATAGTGGTGTTTCCGGACATGGAGACGTGGAACACGCTGGACGGCTGCATAATAAAGGTCCTTGACGAGGATCAATTCGAAGACCTGTGCCACGACAGAGTGGACGCAGGCGACATAGTGACAGAGATCGAGGTAAGCATCAAGGACATCTTCATCGCAAGCACGGAGTGACGGAACCCATGAGCTCAAAGAACTACGTAGAGACACTCAAGAACTACCGCAAGGCAAACGTACCGCTGCTCATCTTCGGCGGACCAGGGATCGGCAAGTCGGAGATCTGCAAGCAGGTTGCAGAAGGCGACGAGGTCAAGGACGTCCGGCTGAGCATGCTGGAGCCAGTCGACATGCGAGGCATGCCGGTGGTGAATCGCAATGGAAATGGCACCGAGTTCAGCGTCGACTGGGCGAAGCCCGACTTCCTGCCCCGGGATGGCAAGGGCATCATCCTGTTCGACGAGCTGAATACCGCCGACCCTTCGGTGCAGAACGCGGCGCTGCAGTTTATCCTTGACCGGCGGTGCGGTCCGCACAAGCTCGGCGACGGCTGGTGGATCGTGGCCTGCGGCAACAAGTCCGGCCACAAGGCCCACGTGAATCCGCTGTCTGCCCCACTGCGCAACCGCTTCGTGATCATCGAGATGGAGGCCGACTTCAACCAGTGGCGCAACTGGGCGATTGCAAACTCCATCCATGAGGACGTCCTCGGCTTCATGGCCTCGACTTCGGGCCAGCACCTGTACAATGATCCGGCCGACGAGTACGGCAACTTCCCGACTCCTCGCGGCTGGACCATGGTGTCCCGGCTGCTAAAGAACGACATTCATGACGTAGACGCCATCGAGGGCGCGGTAGGCAAGGCAGCTGCAAGCTGGTTCCGCCAGTACCGCACCGAGATCAAGAACATGCCCAACATCGACGATCTGCTCGACGGAAAGGTTGCATACGAGGACGGCCCGAACAAGCTGTCCACCACCTACGCCATCGTCTCCAACGTGCTGTTCCGTTGCATCAAGAATCCCGCGCTCATCAACAAGGCATCCGCCGCGATGAGCCGGATCCGGCCCGAGATCGGATCCATGTTCTTCGGCGGCATCGTGGCCCAGGAGAGCGACAAGTACCTCAAGGCAATCACCGCATCCGCAGATGCCAAGGCCTGGCTTGCCAAGCACCGCGCCCTGCTGACCTCCTACACGAAGTGAGCCATGGACGACACGATCAAGAACGCGCTCAAGAAGCGCACAGACAAGCTGATGTTCATGATGTACCGCGACTTCCCGTTCTGGGCGTTTCTCATCGAGAAGTGCCGGGTACGGGTGGTGCCCAAGGAGCACGCATGCAGCACGGCATGCGTGAACGCCAAGGGCGACATCCTGATCAACCAGGAATTCTACTCATCCAATTCCGACCGCATGATGCACTTCGTGCTTGCGCACGAGGTAATGCACATGCTGCTCGGACACTTTCCCCGCCAGCTGGCACGCGACGGAATGATGTGGAACATATCGGGCGATATCCTGATCAACCACATGCTGAACGAGCACTTCAAGTCCAAGGGCTTCGGCCTCGACCTGTCCCGGTTCTGCACGGCCGATAAGTTTGGAATCACTGTGCCGGACGACTGCACCACGGAGATGGTGTACGAGGAGCTCTACAAGCAGTACAAGGACAAGGACCGTACAGGCACGGCAGGCCTGCCTGACGGCCTGGGCAAGGGCAACGACATGTGGCCTGGTGACGGGGACGGATCCGAGGGAGGCCCGGGCTTCGTTGTCCGGGAGCGTTCGGAGACCATGCCTGCGGATGCCCAGGGCTGGGAGGATGCGGGGCTGGAAGCAGCCACCCGCAGTCAGATTGCAGGAGACTGCCCTGGCTTCATGAGCAGGTTAATCGACAGCATGATGCAGCCCAAGATCGCATGGCACGAGCATCTCGCGGCATATCTCCGGCAGAAGTTCTGCATGCGGTCGGGCAGCCGCCACACCTTCACGCCGCCCAACAGACGCTACCTGTACCAGGACGTCATCATGACCAGCCGGGTAGGCAAGAAGAAACCATGCCTGGCCTTCAGCGTGGACACCTCGGGATCGATGCGTCCACAGGACCTCGACCTGGCCATCGGCGAGATGAACTCCATACGCCGGCAGTACAAGGTGCCCCTGTACCTGATCGAGTGCGACACCCAGGTGCACAATGCAAAATGGATCAATCCAAATGAGCAGGTTCCGGAACTCAAGGGCGGAGGGGGTACTTCCTTCGTCCCGGTCATGGAGCACCTGCAGCAGGAAAAGCCGGACGTGGACGTGCTGGTCTACTTCACGGACGGATACGGCGACTTCGGCAAGGATCCCGGTTTCGACGTCATCTGGGTGGTCAACAGCCAGGTGACGCCGCCTTACGGCAAGGTCATCAGAGTGGACATCGACGCATGAACTACATACTCAACATAATGAACATGCTGGAGACAGCATACAAGGTGTACACCAGCACCTTCAAGGGAACGAATTTCGAGCATAAGTTCCTAGACCAGCGGGGCAACCATCCGCTACTGCTCAAGGACAGCGATGGGGACGTCACCATCTTCCTGCCTGTCGTGATCGGCGGCAGGGCGATTGCGTACTTCCGCGCATTCATCTCCTCCACGGCCCCGCAGCTGCCTGCGAACACCCTGATGGTGCTGGACTCCGAGGCTGCCGTGAATTCGGCAGGCCTGAAGCTCACTCCCAAGACCATAAAGATCCTGCGCAGCATCGACGCAGGCAATCCAATCACCAACGTCTCCGGCAACAGCTACTACGACCTGGCACGGGCGGCTGGATTCAAGATCCAGGTGACTGACTTCGTGAAGATGGCCATCCTGGGCTACGTAGAGTTTGCTCCCGAGGAAGCGCTGGTCAATGCCATGACGTCCAACGTGTACAACATGCGCATGTTGATCAACGACAAGGCCCCACAGGCCCAACGAATCGAAGCACTGCACATGCTGATGGACTGCACGGACACTGGCACGCGCAACTCGTCGTCCAAGACCTTTGGAAATCTCACTAAGGATGCCAACTCGGGCCAGGTGGGCACCTGGGATCTGGCGCACATGGGTGGCCAGCTTGCCTACAAGGTGGTGCGGTCCAGCAAGGTCATCGACGATTCGCACGAGATAAAGTGGCGCAAGCCGCCCAAGTCCTCGCTGTGGCCGTACACCCTGGAGCATCACTGGTTCGAGATCCAGGAGTCCGGCATCTCCGTGATGAATGCTCAGCTGATCGGTCTGTTGGAATGTTCCGGTGGGTCCAGCCACACCAAGCACCAGAAGTCCTCCAGCATCCATGAGACCTACCCTACGTTTACAAACATAACCGGGCTGGGCAATGCCCGCAAGCTGCTGGAGCTTTACTTCACGAAGTGCCTGAGCGGCAAGGAGCCGTTTCATTCACTGCAGTCGGAGGTAGGCAACTGCCATATGCGGCATCTGAGGAACAATCACTATGGCCAGGCAGCCGAGGCCAGGTACCTGATCTCCACGTTGATGCTGGTCTGCGGGGTCAAACCTGTGTTTGAAGGTGCGCAGTTCGTGCGCTTCGAGGCAATCTCCTCGACACTGGAGCCTGTGGTCCCAGGGGCTGCTTGCGTCGAGGTGCCAATTGGGATCTTCGAGTCAGGCAATCTCGACAAGTGGATTCCCATGCTGGCGATGTACCAGCTCGGACTGGTGTCGGAGGCTACCCTGCGCAGCATCCTTCCGACGCTAAAGAGCTCAAGCACCAGCGATACCTTGCTCGACATCCAGGTAGGGCCCGGCCTTGTGGCGCAGGCAAACCGCAAAACTGCTATTCTAGCCTGCAGTTCCAAGGTAGCCTCCATCAATAGAAAATACGCAAACTCTGACGACGAGCCTGCTGAAAACGCCGACTCAGAGGAGTTTGCCCAGGTATAATCAATCCAATCCACCATGGCCAAGTCCTCCTCCAAGCCCAACTCCCCGCTAGGTCTGTCCCCTGCCATGAGATCGGCAGGCAGAAACCCCGTACGGAAAATAACGGACAACACGAAGGGCTGGACCGTGGTGGACAATATCCCTGTGCCTCCTGCCGCTGAAAAGCGCAACTTTGCCAAGCCTATAGGTGCGGTGCCTGTTCTTTTGAACGGCGCCATGCTGGAGGCTGGTGAAGGTGGACTCAAGGCATCGGAGCAGCCACAACTCAATAAGGAGCCCCCATCGCCATCAGGCGAGGGGGTTTCTTTTAGCTATGCAAGTCCTAGCCCAGCACCGATCGGCCAGACCGTGTACGTGGAATGGTACGGCCTTACCATGGCAATAGATTGTTTAAATACTATCTATACTCCTGCTGCCAAGGCCCGTGCAGGCCAAGGATGGCTGCTGCTGGAGGTAAAGATAGATGCCAAGCTAGGCAAGCCTTCCTGGTTGCCTCCTGTCGCAGAACTGGATGAACATGGTAAAATAACCGTGCCTGAATTCTATTGCACGGTGAATGGCACAAGGCTAAAGTGCCAGACCCTCAACATAGAGTTGCAGGATGTGCAAAATGAAAAGTACATATATGTGCTTAGAGTGATTGAACCGTAAAAAATTCTAACTAAAAGTATGAATCGTTTTGCAGAGTTTCGTAAAAGGATTTAACTAAAATGCAAAATGAAGACTTCATAAAAAAAGGCGTGGTCGAGGGTGAGTCCGAGTCAAACGAGGTGAAGACAGCCTCGGACGAGATATCATCCAGGGCATGCTCAGGCTTCTGCAAGTGTCGCTGCAAGGCGAAAGGAGTGCAGCCAGATGAAGATCATAAATAACATCGAGGACGCAATCCCTGTCTTCATATCGGCAGTGGTAACCGACAACCTGTTTGCGGTGAATGCCCTGCTGGACAAGTTCCCAAAGCTGATCGAGCTGAAGGACAAGCGCAACCGCAACGTGCTCATGGTGGCATGCTATGCCGGAAAACCCACCATCGTAAGCTACCTGATCTCGTTCTACGTAATCGCCAATCCAATGCTGGATCCGGATGTCCCCGACGACGATGGCCTCAACGCCTACGACTGGGCTGTACTGGGCGGAAACGACTTTGCACGAAGCCTCATAGCCAAGGTCTCCGACCAGGACATGGAATAAAGGACCAAGATGCCAGACTTCTCGACTCCAAACTTCTCGCAGCGCCGCTCACTCTCCCACTCGGAGCACGTGCCTAGCCCGTTCCTCGACTATGCGTCGCTGTACCTGCCTACCAACCTGAACGAAGCATTCGAGATAGCGGAGGCGATGTACTACAGCAACCGCACCTTTGCCCAGGCCGTCGAATACGTGGTGTCGTACTTCACGGGCACGGACATAAACGTGGTTACCGCCGACGAGGAGAAGTCGGCCGAATACAGGAAGTTCATGAAACAGAAGCTCGACATACAGAGCGAACTGTTCATGATCGGGCGGGACGTGAAGGTGTACGGCAACAGCTGCATCTCCATTCTTGCTCCGTTCAAGCGCTTCCTGCAGTGCGACAAGTGCTCCGCCGTAAGGCCGATCCAGCAGCTGGACTACAAGTTCAACCTCAAGAACGGCTTCACCTTCCAGTGCCCTTCCTGCAAGGCCTCCGCCCAGGCTTTGAACCCCGAGGACAGACCTACCCTGGAGGAGAACCGCATAAAGCTGAAGCGCTGGCCGATCAAGCAGATCCGCATAGTCTCCCAGCCATACGGTGGATCACCGGAGTACTTCTACGAAGTGCCTAGCCAGGACGTCAGCATGATCCAGAGCGGCAACAAGAAGTACCTTGAGGAAGTGCCATGGGGTATGGTGCAGGCCGTGAGGGCAAACACGCTGTTCCAGTTCGCTGACGGCATGATGTACCACCTGTCCATCGGCAACCTCAGCGACATACGTATGGGCGAATGGGGTCTGCCTCCTGTCATAGCAGGGTTCCGGGATGCATACCTGGCCCAGATACTCAAGCGCAACAACGAAGCCATAGCCCTGGACCACATGCTGCCCATCAGGTTCGTCACACCTGCCTCGGTGGGAGCAGGCGGCGACTTCATGAAAGGCGTGAACATAGCCTCGTTCGGCCAGCAGGTACTTAGATCCATCGAACGTGCCAGAAAGGATCCTACCGGCTGGCAGTGGATGTCCGTTCCTGTTAACTACCAGTTGCTGGGCGGCGAGGGCAAGGCCTTCGTAGTACCCCAGCTGCTTGACCAGGCGCAGTCTGACTTCCTCAACGGCCTAGGAGTGCCCGTAGAGCTGTACCGCAAGAACCTAAGTGCCCAGACAGCCCCCTTTGCCGCAAGGCTATTCGAGGCAGGAGAGGCGATGTTCCTTTCCGCACTGCAAGGAGCCCTCTCTTGGATAGTGGACCGCGTAAGCGCCATCCTGAACTGGGTGCCTTGCGAGGTATCCCTGACCCGACCCACCCATGCAGACGACATCGAGCGCAGAATGCTCATGCTCCAGATGATGATGCAGGGTGTTGCAGCGGAGCAGGACGTGCTCAACCTGTTCGGCCTCGACTGGAAGGACACCTTCAAGAAGCGTCAGGCGGAACAGGAGTTCAAGATGAAGGAGGAGAAGTCCTACATGGACCGCATGCGCAAGGCGGAGGAGAACGAGCAGATCATGGCTGCTCCTCCAGGGGCTGGAATCGCCCCTCCGGGCATGCCCATGGGTGGACCAGCCCCAATGCCAGGCGGAGTACCTCCTATGCCTATGAACGGAGTGGCTGGAGCAGGCGTAGGAGGCATGGCAAAGGACCTGGAGACCTTCTATGCCGATGCCCAGGCCCGGGTCAACGAGATCATGGCTACTGCTCCGCTGGGATCCTCAATGCGCAGGCAGATCCTGGAGCAGATCAAGGGCCAGGATCCCAATCTGCATGCTGTGGTCAAGAGCATGCTCGACCAGGCTACCCAGCAGGCGGAAGGCCAGGCTCGGGAACAGCTTCGACAGCCTCCTCCACCAGGGGTCTGAATACCCTCCAAATACCCCTAAAAAGGCCCCTAAAAAAGGGGCCTTTTTGTGTTATTATACTATGTAGGTCCTATATTAGTAATGTAAAATACCGCCCCAAATGCGGTATATATACATAGAGGCTGTATAGGTGTTCTGCAGGATGTTCCTGTAGACCTAGGCCTACCGAGAAGGTGCAAGGCCTTCCTCCATACATTGACCTGCCTAGGTGTATGGCTGACTATTAAGTTAGCGAAAGCCGGAATACCACCGGTACGGGATGGGTCCCGAGGCAGCCTCCCCAAATGGGAAAGCAGAAACCCCCGAAAGGGTGTTTCTTTTAGCTATGGCTCCCAGGGCTAAAATAGGGGGGTATTTGCGGTATTAATATATAGAGCCTGTATAGGTATTCGCTCGGGAGGGTTTCCTGAGGTTTGACCTGTACTCTCTTGAGGCCCGGCCAAAAGCCGGGACTACCGATGCGCAACATCATCGCAATCATCGTCGCCTCCATGTTCTGCTGCAGCACCTGGGCTTCCCAGCCCCAGCCGCCGATCATCATGGGTTCTTCGGTCAAGCAGGATCTGCTGACCAAGGTCCAGGCGGACATCAGCAAGGTCGAGGACGCGCTGGCCAAGGCCAGCAGCTTGACCGACAAGGTCAAGCTTTCCGCGCAGCTCGCGGAGTTCAAGGAAGTCGCAGCTCTGCTGCGAGAGCCGGGAAGCACCATCGATCCCGCCCGGGATGTCGACATCGAGATCTCCCGCGATGTGGACGCCCTCACCAACGAGAAGCCCAAGACCTACACCCAGTACGCTGGGGAAAGCTTCGACAAGCTCGTTCCGGTCTACGCCGGAAATGAGGTCGAGAAGCCGGTTGGGTTCGGCCGGGTCTACAGCCAGGCCATGAGCCTGGCTGAGGCCGAGAAGGCTGAGATTGCCACCGTGAAGGTGGCGGTTGTACAGCGCCTGCAAGAGGCCCACACCCGGGCCGTACTGGGGCAGGACAAGCTCCACATCCCCGAATACGCGGCGCTGCTCAAGGCAGCCCCGCGGTCGGAGGAAGTGATCGAGGTCATTCAGGCCGAGCGCCTGAAGGACGAGAAGACCGTTGAAGCCCTGGAGAACCCAGGGTTCTTCGGACGGTTGTGGTGGTGGTGGCATAGCTAACCACCACACCCCCCTTCAATGCGCCATGAGCGCAGGGGGGTTTTTTTAGCTATCAGCCATGGCTAAAAATAAAACAATACCGAGCTATTATACATGTAGGGTCTTTCCGATTCGATCTAGGGGGTGCCTAGATGAATACGGCTAGGACTACGACGGAGGGCCTCCGATGGCTCCTGTTAATCCTTCCCTCGATATGTACTATCGAGGTCCGCAGCCGACTCCCGCCGAGTCGGCTAGGTGGTTCCCTGACGCGCCTGCCGGGGCGTCAGTGGAGCTATGGTACACCCGGATCTCGTTTCCGGGACCCGACCACTCCCTTGCCATCCTTCGGGATGAGCAAGGCAAGGAGCTTCAGCGCCTGGAAATCCCAGGTTACTGAGGCTCAACCCCTTCAATACGCCATGAGCGTAGGGGTTTTTTTAGCTAGCTCCCACCGCCTAAAATACCCCTTGTTTTGCGGTATATATACATATGAGCACTCTCACTGTTGAGAATGCTCCGTCACTGACCCTGACCTCGGGGTTGAACGTGGTGAACTTCAGTTCACCGCATCCGTTCAACTTCGAGTCGGGACAGGTCCTTGAGGCTTGCTCTTCGGAGCGGGCCAAGGCCCTGTCCATGGGGTCGGACGACGTCATCACTCCCACGACCCTGCCGAACGGCAAGGTCATGGACGTGGTGACCAAGAAGTTCACCATGACGGACACCATCCGTCATGAGCTGGACATCTTGCAGGATAACGTCGACGTCGACGTCATCCTGGTTCCCTTCCCCACCCTGCAGTGCCTGCAGGAGTCGGGGGAGATTGCCCGATACACCAAGGTTGCCACGATCTTCGTGGTGGACCGTGTGTCGAAGGCAATCTCGGTCAAGCGGTTCTGCCGCTGACCAAGGTACCCTGGACCAGCTTCGAATTCCCCGAAGCCCCAGGGTAGTCCAAGACGGAGCATTGGGATGCCAGGGATGCTGTCCCTGGCACGGCTACGGCCAAAGTCTCCGGCACCTGTAAGCCTGCGGGCCCAGGGCGAGTCCAAGATAACTCTTGGCCGGAAGCAGCAATTAAGGAAGATCGGCCTTGTCCTGCACTCGGGGTGCCAGGACGTGGTCGATCAACTGATCCTTACCTTGGGTAAGTAGGGATCTTTTTTAGCTATTCAACAGGGGATTAAAATAGCCGGTGTTTTGCGGTATTTATATCTAATGCAGTTTAGCTGAAGGCTGCATCCGTACTCATGCGGTCCATGAGCCCTTGCCGCTAACTTGCGGCAGAAAGGAGTGGGCACATGCCAATCGTGCTCACTAAGTCAGTAAGCTGGGCCTCGATCGTGAGGCTCGGCTGTAACCTTTCCGACCACTGTGGGCCTGAGCCCAAGTGGGACGGAAAGCCGGTCGAGGAGCTGCACTTGGAAAAGTGGCAGTTTTCCCAGGCATTTCGATTGGGGCGGAGATGCCCCATGAATTGCCTGTCCTTCGGGGGTCGCGAAGCGGCTCTCAATGAACAGTTCGTTAGCGCTTCATCTTTTGCTTGGCTGGAAACCAAGCAAAAGCTGGATGCGGTGGAGGCTCGTCTCCACAACGAGATGTACTCGCTGAGAGGCGAGTACGAAAGCTGCTCCGTGGAGGAAATTGACGAGTTCCTCCACGGACTCTCCGCATACGCGGAGAGCGACGTGGACTACCTGGCGTGGCAGAGCGCCACATCAGGGGCCAAGATCGTTTGCGTCAGGACGACGCATCGGTCCGCGTCCAGGGGTACGACCTACTCCTGGATCGCCAAGTACCACGAGGGCCACAAGCCTTCGCGGTACGCCAGTCTTTGGGCCGAGATGTCGGAGGATCCCTCCGACGATCTCTACCCACCCGCCAAGGCTGAGGAGCAGTCCGCGGCGCCGGTCCAGGCGGCGCCTGATGCCGACTGGTAGTCGGGAGCCCCTTCAATACGCCATGAGCGTAGGGGCTTTTTTTAGCTATTGGCCTTGACTTGCACGATGCGCCGGCGTATAGAGTTGCCGGGCATGTCGCCTGCACAGGAGCATACATGAGCAGAGTACTCGTCATCGGAGACACGCACGCACCAGCCATGCACAAGAAGTACGTGCCTTTCCTGCGGCAGATGCAGAAGAAGCACCGCACCACGCACACGGTGCACATAGGGGACGTCATCGACCACCACTGCATAAGCTTCCACGACAAGCATCCGGACAACCCCGGTGCGCTTGAGGAGTTCAAGCAGGCCAAGCAGCAGGTCAATGCGCTGTACTCGGCGTTTCCCGACGCACAGGTATGCGTAGGCAACCATGACGCCAGGGTGCGCAGGCTCAACGCCAAGGCAGGCATTCCATCCATCTACCTGAAGGGGTTCAACGAGCTGTTCGACACGGACTGGGACTGGCGGGAGTTCGTGGAGCTGGACGGAGTGTACTACTACCATGGCGAAGGAGCGGGAGGCCAGCACCCTGCCTTCAATGCAGCCAAGATGCGCATGCAGAACACCGTCATGGGCCACTACCATTCGGCCTGCGGAATCTGGTTCCAGGCAGGACCCACCCAGAAGATATGGGGCATGAACGTCGGATGCGGCATCGACAGGAACCACTGGAGCATGCAGTACGGCGCCGCATACCTCAAGAAGCCCATAGTTGCGTGCGGAGTGGTCATCGACGGTGATCCAATCGTCGAGACAATGGCACTTTGATGCTGGTAAAATACGCCGCATTGCAGGTTAACATTACTTACAAAGCGTTCATACAGAGCACTTCACTTAGCTCGGACTGGATAAAGCATGGGCAGGCAACGCAAGGACCTCGGAGCCAACTACGTCAACATAGTCGCATCTACCTATGTGCCTCCTGCCCAGTACTCAAAGGCCCAGCAGGACTACTCCGCCAACCTGTCGGCCAGACGTCCGTCTGAAAACCGCAAGAAATCGCAGAATTTCGAGCTGCTGGTCAACGACGAAGCGCTCGAAGACGATGAAATCGAGTAGCTAAAATAAGGGGTATATGGGGTTAAGATACCTGATGGCCTTCACTCGCCATCAAGGAGCTCCATTGGAAACAGCAAAATCGCCGTGCAATGTACCGGAGGGCGTCGCAAACGCCCTCTGCAATTGGCTCGCCTATGGCATTCAGCCTGGGCGATTCACATCCTCGCTGCTGCAGGGTGACCTGTGGGCAGCATGGAGGGCGGCTGACTGGGACAGCCGCGACTCGTTCCAGGACATCGTGCAGTTCATCGGCTCTCAGTGCCCCGTGGATTCGTACGGATCCCGCATGAGCACTTCACGGTGGATTTCGGATAGGCTCTACGAGCTCCCGGAAAACAAAGAAATGACGATGAAGGTCGTCAACCTGCTCTTGCCCGACAGGGCAACGGCCTACGCCCAGAGGCTGCAGGACGCTGCAGCTGTCTGACGGCTGCAGGCAGTCAAGGGCAATCGTGAGGTCGGCAAAGCACCCCATGCCTGATCTCCGTTGAAGGCGTAGAAAGGCGCGCTTTCGTAAAACCAGTCGATGCTAGGGATTTTCAGCTTACCTGGTACGGCAAGCCAATAAGCCAAGGGCTAGCGCATGGCAGGCGCCGGGAGAGCAGGTCCGAATAGCGGACCGTTGCTTGTTCCTGCCGCTGGAGTGCAGCTGGTCTCATGCGGATCGGTTAGTGCATACTAATCGCCGCATCGGCGGGAGCAGGTTCAATAGCCCGCACGCAATCCGCAGCAACTCGTCAGCTGCGGATAAGATAAGAACGTAAGCACTTCGGTGCGAGACGAGTGATGCCCGTGCGGTTGCTGGCTGCTGCACGGGCTACGAAACAACCAGCGAGGGTGCCGGAGGGGGAACCTTCCGGCACTCCTTCGAAAGGAGGGTTCTTACAATGCGAACCCTGTTTGGTGCTATCGTTCTGGCCGTCATCATGTTCCTCAACACTGCGGTGTTCGGCCAGGGCATAGGAAAGGTCAGCGAAGAACAGCTCGACAAGCTGCTCGACGCTATCGTCGCCGTGGAGACCGGTGGCGAGTCAGACCCCGACAACGCCGTTGGAGACGGCGGAAAGGCCCTTGGGGCTTTTCAGGTCTGGAGATCCTACTGGGTTGACGCCGTCGAGCGCAACCCGCACCTCAAGAGCCGTGGCTACGCTGCTGTCAAGGACAGGGCGTATGCACGGCAGATCGTCATCGCGTACTTCAAGCGCTATGCGCCCAAGAACGCGACGATGGAGGATCTGGCCCGCATCCACAATGGCGGGCCCAAGGGGCACAAGAAGGACTCGACCCAGGACTACTGGGTCAAGGTCCAGCGCGCCCTCGAAGAGTGATTTGCAGTCCGGTATAGAAAAGGCGTATCGGATTGAGAGTTCAGTGATTCCTGGCCGGCCGGCATGGACGAGTCCAGGGGAGCAAGCCTAATTAATCCATGCCACGGGCTGGTAGCTCAGCGGTCCAGAGCCATCGACTCATAATCGATCCGACGTGGGTTCGAATCCCACCCGGCCCATTGCGACCTAGGCACGTCGTTAAAAGGCCATGCAGCTCCTTACGGATAGCTGCGCTTCGATTCCAGGTTCGATTCCTGGCGTGTAACAACGAAGAAGTGGATAAACTCCGGATAGTACCTGTGCTGGAAATGGCTGCAACCATTGCCAGCAGGGGAACCGGATACCTCTTGCAGGAGGTCGTCGAAGCGCCGCTATCCGCAAGGAGGTGGCATGCAGATAGTGAATCAGACGGGGCGTCTAATACGCATTCGGAACACAGACGGACGGATCATCGTCTGGACTCCGAATCCAAAGGTACCCACTGCCAAGGCCGTGCCCAGGTACCTGGGCGGCGAGGTGGTGGACGGCATCTCGTTCGTGATCGATGCGCTCTCAAGCGTCTACATCGAGCACCTGATGCCAATGACAAAGGACACGCTGCTGATCGTCGAGGACGAGGTGCGGCGCGAGTGCCTTGACAGGCCTGACCTGATCAGCCCAATGCCGGTCGTGAAGGATGAACGCGGGATACCTGTCTACTCCCACGGATTCATCTGCAACCGACAGGTTACGCTTGGTCCGTCGAAGGTTCAGCAGAATCTCCGGCCACGCAGAAAATGACATCTTCGGCCTGCAATCCTAGGTGGGGTTGTGGGCCTTTCCACCACCCGCCTTCCGCCCGCACAGTAAAACCCATGTGCGGGCGGAGGCGGTTATACACGGAATCTTTTCCCCCATGGGGGGTCTTCGGGTAAAACCGAAGGCCCTCTTTTTTTCAGAGGAGCCAAATGAAAAAAAACACATCTAGTGGGAAGGGTCCTCGGCGAAGAGCCCGAGGACCTTGGAGACGGCCCCATCGGCAGGCTGGCGGTGTGGACCCTTTACGGGTTGGTATGCGCCGCGATAGGCGTCCTTATCATCGGCGCCGCAGGGCTGCTGATGTACGGCGTCTGGACCGCAGTCTCCGCCATGGGGCTGTGGTCCGTACTTGTGATTCCGGCCTGCGTATGGACCGGGCACAAGTTCATGACTGAACTCTAGCTCATCTTCTCTCATGTTCCCGGTGCGGAGCCTTTTCGCACCTGGGAATTTAGAGAGCAATAACAATCATTCCGCACATCTCATCCCATTCCCAGATGAGGTGTGCCTGTACGTGGGAATACCTGTGCGCATTTTCTTTAAATATGAGGTGGACATGGACAAGGAAAGCATCAGCGGACTGGTGAAGGATCAGTGGACTCCAGTCAAGTTCCCGCACCAGGTGGCGAGGGCGAGGCTCTGCGAGGACGACAAGGTGGAGGTGGAGGGTGAGGACGTCTTCTCCAGGAAGCAGGTCACCCTGAAGGTGCCGCTCAAGGACTGGTGCGGCTTTCTCCACGTCGACGGCTGCATTCAGGCTATAATGCCGGATACTCCGGTCGATGTCCGAGAATGGTTCATCTCCGGAATAGGAGACGAATCATGGAAGACAACGATAAACCTGCGGGACTGAAGCCTGGCACCAAGACAACCGAATTCTGGATTGCCATTGCGCCGGTAGCACTTGGCATCATCGAGGGGTCAAAGGACGATCCCGAGATCAAGAAGTACGTGATCATCTGCGGCTCCGCCCTAGGGGCCGTATACATACTATGCAGGACGCTGATAAAGTGGAAGGCTTGCCCGTAGACCAGGAACGGATCCGCAAGGAGCAACGGGCAATAAGAAGGATCCTGGTCAAGTACAGTTCGAACGATAGCGAGCTCGACGAGTGGACCCAGGAAGTCGTGGTCCACTGCTGGACTCGCCGTATCCCGGTGCAGTACTGGCGCAAAAAGGCCCACTGGCTTGGCATAGAGCTGATGCGCAACAAGACGGGCTTTCGCAGGAAGACAGGCATAAAGTTCCTGCTTACCAACTGCTCGCAGCTGGAGCAGCAGGAGGCAAAGGCCGATCTCTCTGCACGTGATTTCAAAGAACTCCTCGCAAGCCTGCACCTGTTCCCAAGGGAACGCGAGCTTGTCGAGGCGCTCTTTGTGCACGATATGCCGCAGAAGCAGCTGAGCAGGCGCTGGGGTGTCGCCGAGAGCAACGTGTCGACTGCAATCACTCAGTTAAAACAACACATAAAGGGACTGCTGCAACATGAGCGCGGACAAAGACCGACCTCCCGCCAGAGGGGTCATACGGTACGACCTTCAAAGAAAGGTCTACTGGCTTGCACCGCTGACAGTGGAACGGCCCCCTAAGGCAGTTCCCCAGGATCGCAAGCCAGAGGAGATCCCGCAGGATCCCTTCAATGGGGACGACCCCTACTGGTACGACTACCAGATCCCAAAATAGCTTCGCTGCAGGTGCTTGAGAGCCAAAAACTCAAGGATTTGCACAGCTAAAATACAAATCTTTAATGGTTAAAATACATATGGCGTCAAATACCATTGCAACCTGCACTAAAAATCGTATTAGAGCAGGTGTAAAAAGCAAGGTATTGCTTTCAACTGACTGGCTGCAGACGCACAGCCGGCGCCTAGAGGAGTAATGGCATGAGCCGTTACGAGAAAATCGTCAGGAAGATCGTCGCAATCGAGGCCCTGGAGCGTGAGCTGCAGGAGGAACTGCGTCAGCTGATCGACGCACCCAAGAACAGCATGGCTGCCGTGGCCATGCCTCCTGCCCTTCGCACGGAGCCGACCAAGCGCAACCCCCAGTTGACCGTCTGGCAGTACTTCGTCGCCCACGCCCAGGGCGGCAAGATGGCCAAGAAGGACCTCATCAAGGGGTACCGCAAGGCTTCGGGCCGATCCGGCCAGTCTGCCGGACAGCAGCTCCGCTACCTGGAGCAGGACCGCAAGATCACGATCGACACGGTGAGCGGCATCGTGTCCAGGAGATGACATGTCATGTTCAGCATCCCCGAGGAAATCCGCGGGGTCATCATGCTGGCCAAGAGCCTCATGATCGACCACCTGACGGACAGGAAACTGAAAGTGCCGGAACCAGCATCCGAACCGGACCAGCTGATCATCCGGTGCCTGCAGTTGTCGGTTGACAGCATTCGAGCACCCTGGCTCGGCACCGAGCCATCCGCCAGGCTGCTCATCGTGATCTTCTACCTGCAGAAGATCATGCAGGC